TGGCTGCCGTCACCATCCTTGATGCCAATCCGACCTACTGGTACGGCCTGACCTTTGCCGCATCGACGATGCCGAGCGGTGCCGACTACCTTGCGATCGCAGGCTTTATCGAGGCGAGCACGCATATCTTCGGCCTCACCACGGCCGACGCGAACGCGATCAACAGCGGTTCCAACTCCGACATCGGCTCGCAGCTGATCGCGGCCGGCTACAAGCGGACCTTCGGCCAGTACTCGACCACCAACCCCTACGCTGTGATCTCGATCTTCGGCTCGATCCTGACGACGCAGTTCAACGGCTCAAACACGATGCCCACCGTGGCGTGGAAGGTCGAGCCGGGCGTGCCGTACGAGCCGCTGTCGCAGAACTCGGCGACGGTGCTTGACAGCAAGAGGTACAACTACTTCGCCAATTTCCAGAACGGCGCCTCTGTGCTGGTCAACGGCTGCTGCTTTGGCCAGGCCTACATCGACGAAATCTTCGGCCTCGACTGGCTGCAGAACCGGATCCAGACCAACCTGTTCAACCTGCTGGCGACGCAGCCAAAGGTGCCGCAGACCGACCCGGGCATCCACCAGATCGTCAACGTCATCGACCAGTCGATGGAAGCCGCTATTACCAACGGCCTTGTTGCCCCGGGCGTCTGGCAGGCCGGCGGCTTCGGCCAACTGCAGACCGGCGATACGCTGTCGACTGGCTACTACATCTACGCGCCGCCGATCTCGACGCAGAGCGCGCCGGACCGCGCCGCGCGAAAATCGCCGCCGATCCAGGTGGCCGTCAAGCTCGCGGGCGCGGTGCACACCGTGAACGCCGTCCTCAACGTCAACCGCTAAGGAGCCCGAGCGATGGGATCGTACTCTTTCCAGAACGTCGTCGCGGGCATCGCAGGCCCCAACGGCAACATCCAGCTTGGTGCGGGTGCCGGGACGGCCGAGGGCGGCATCTCGGTGGCCATGCGCGGCGACAAGAACACGTTGACGGTGGGCGCCGACGGCACCGGCATGAACAGCCTTCACGCCGACAATTCCGGAAGCGTGACCGTCCGTCTGCTCAAGACCTCGCCCATCAACGCCCTGCTGATGTCGATGTACAACGCCGACCGGTCGTCTTCACTCAATTGGGGCAAGAACGTGATCTCGATCCGCGACTACGCGCGCGGTGATCACATCACCTGCACCGGTTGTGCCTTCAAGAAAGCGCCGGACCTGACGTGGGACAAGGAAGGCCAGGTAATCGAATGGGTTTGGGACGCCACCCGGATCGAAGAGCGCCTCGGCACCGGCACGCCGGCGGCCGTGATCGGGGGCATCTGATGACCGGCGCTGAAGAGATCGAGGTCGGTGGCCACAGCTACCGGCTAGCCAAGCTTGACGCGATGACGCAGTTCCACATCACGCGGCGCCTCGGCGGCGTGCTGGCGGCGATCCGCAGCGGGTCGGAGAGTGGTGACGTCCTCGCAATCCTGATGCAAGCGATCGGCGAGTTGCCCAATGCCGATTGCGAATACGTCATCTCGCGGTGCCTGACCGGCTGCATGCGGCGGCAGGACGGCGATGCCGGCTGGGCCCCGGTGTTTCGTCACAGCCAAATGATGTTCGCGGACGTGACGATGCCGGACATGCTTCGGCTGACGTGGGCCACGCTGCAGGCGAACCTCTCCGATTTTTTTACCAGCCTCCGCTCGGATTCGCTCCAAGCGGGGAGCTGAATTTCGAGCCGGTCTCGATGCCGGACGGGGAAGATTGGCTTCTCCGGCCGGTGCTTGAAGGAATGTGCAAGTACGAAAGCCTGATCGATGGCACGCTTTGCCTTGGTGATATCGCGCGGTTGAACAACGCGATCACCGTCAGGGATGAGAACCAACGCCGCATGGAGGAAGCGGCGCGGCGGCGTTAGTTTGGATGGCACAGGAGGTGCCAATGCTCAGACGAATCGCCGAATGGCTTATCGGTCGCCGCGACAAGCCAAAAACGAAGGTCAATCCGTTCGCTATTGTGGTTGGCGAAGGCGACGATCCTGACCTGCGAATTTTGGCAGGACCAAGGGCTGTATATCCGAAAAAGAGAGGAAAAGCGCCGGAGGAATTTCAGGCCGATCTGGCCAAGTTTCGCGCAGAGCTGAGGCGCAAATCTGAAGCTGGGTTTCGATACAGCCGGAGACGCGCGGTCGCGATAGGCTCGCGATATTACATTTGGCGGACCTCACGCGACAGCGGGGTCTGCGATGTCTGCCAGTCAAGAGAGGGGAAGAAATTCAGTTGGCATGCAGAGCCAACACATGGCCACGCAGGCGCCACCGACTGCTGTCCCGACGGCTATTGCCGCTGCTATCCCGAAGCGGTTTTTGACTGATCAGCGTCGAGCGAGGCTTCGATCAATCGACGGATCGCCTCGGCACGGGACGAAATCCTATGCTTGAAGCGATAATCGTCAATGCGCGCCACGAGCGCTTGCGGCATCGGAGTGATGATGCGGGGGTCTTTTTCATCGGCCATATGGACCGGGTACAGATATATGCTGTCTATGTCAATTATGCCGTTGACACCTGTATGCGAACGACATACTTAACATAACAGAGCGGCGGGGCGCTACCAACACCCCGCCGCTCCTAACCACCGCGATCCATAGGAGATCACCGTGACTTCGTTCAGCTTTACCCCGCTTCAGGGCCCTTCGCCACAGATTCCCGCAAACGACATCCAGCGCGAGATCATGCGCCAGCTGGTCAAGACCGGAGGGCGCGGCTGATGGGAAGCGTTCTGGAAACCGTCAGCCAGCGCAGCGCCTACATGACGCAGGCGCTCGCCACGATGGGTGTTGATCCCGAATGGGACAAGCGCCTCACCGCCTATCTGACCACGGAATGCCTGATGTTCTCGGACGTCGAGTTCGGGGTGATGGCCGACGCGAACGAACTGTGGTCGCGGACGAAGGTGCAGCTTCAACTCCGGTTTGGCGAAAACTTCTCGCAGAACGCAGGGGCGAAAGCTCGGCTTGACGAAGTCCGACGCGAAACTGACGCGGTCAACGAGGTCTGGGCGGAGAAGTACTGCAAGCCGCACTGGACAGCCGCGAACGACCTTTTGCACACCCCGGCGCCCACCCTCGCTGCGGCTTTGTTCAAGTCGAACATGATTTTCATGGAGGATTTGTACTGCGAGCCGGATACGAGGTCGCAGGCTATGGTGGTTCTTGCCGGAGACTTCCACCGCCTTGGTCTGAAGGAGGCGGTGTGATGGCCGCCGCCCAGAAAATCGAACTCCCCGCGCTCCAAATCGAGCAGATCACGCTGATGCTGATCGGGGATAGCCCGCTGATCGTGCATGCCTGGTCCGAGAAGGCCAAGCGCCAGATGCTCGACAAGCAGATGAAGAAGGCCAGCAAGGGCAGGGAGGCGAAGGACCCGGAGGCCGACTATGAAGCCTGCTTCTACCGCACCGACACCGGCGCCTATGGCTTCCCGGCGATCGGCGTGAAGGCGGCAATGGTTTCGGCGGCGCGCTACGTCGATGCCAAGATGACCGTGCTGCGCGGGGCCTTCCACATCGATGTCGAGATGCTGACGGTGATCGGCGAACCGCGGCCGCGCGAGGATATGGTAAGGGTTGGCCTTGGCACGGCGGACATCCGCTATCGCCCCGAGTTCCCGGAATGGCGCATCCCGGTGACGATCAAGTACAATGCCAGCGCGATCAGCCCGGAGCAGATTGCCAATCTGCTCAATGTGGCGGGTTTCGGCGTCGGTATCGGCGAATGGCGCCCGGAACGGAACGGCTCCTATGGCCGCTTCCATGTCGGGAGCGCGGACGAATGATCTACAAATGGCGAGAGGGCCTCCGCGCGCCGACCTCGGTCGATGCGCAGAAGGCCGGGGAAGAGCTTGAACGGATCCGCACCCGCCACAACGGCAGGCTGGAACCGGAATGGGTCGTTCACAACGCGAAGTCGCCGCAGAACGTGCTGCATGATCTGTTTGAGTGGGACGACAACGTTGCGGCGCAGAATTACCGGATCGATCAGGCGCGCGCCGTGATCCGGTCGGTCGAGGTCGTGATCGAGGAAGCGCCGGAAGCGAAGCCTATCCGGGCGTTCGTTTCGGTTGTGCAGGAACGGGACCGATCCTACACTTCGGTGCAACACGCGATGGCTGATGCCGATCTGCGCAAGCAGGTTCTGATGCATGCATTGTCGGAATTGGAAGCGTGGCGGAAGCGCTACGCAGAGCTCGTGGAACTGGCGACGGTGTTCGCCGCGATCGACGAGGCTCGGACCGCCTAAAAGGGTCCGAAACGTGGCAGGCACGGCAAGGCCGGGATAGTCAGGGCTAGGTTTGGCGCGGCAGGCAAGGCGAGTCGGGGCGCGGCACGGTGTGTCGAGGCTGGGCACGGCTGGGCAGGCAAGGCGTGCCATGGCAAGTCGAGGCTTGTTCTGGCGTGGCGGGTCTTGGCGGGTCTTGTTAAGGCTCGGCAGGCAAAGCCAACAACCAACAAGGGCGGTCCTTCGGGGCCGCCCTTTCTGTTTCTAAGGGCACACGATGGCCGACAATGTGATCCGCGAATTTTTGGTCTCGTTGGGCTTCAAAGTCGACGACAAGAGCCAGAAGAAATTTAGCGAAGGCCTTGAATTTGCCAACGCAAAGGCCGTCGCATTCGGTATGGCCATGTACGATGTGGCTAAAATCGTTGCCGAATCCGTCGTCAAGATGGCGTCGGATTTTGACCAACTGTACTGGCGGTCGCAGCGGCTGGGCTCTTCGGCCATCGAGATCAAGGCGTTCTCGTATGCGATGACGCAATTGGGCGGCTCTTCTCAAGGGGCTGCCAACGCGATGGAGAGCATCGCCGAGTTTGTGAAAAGCTCACCAGGAAACGTTGATTTCCTTTTACAGTGGGGCGTTTCGCCCGAGCATATCGGCAATGCCAAAAAGTCGCTCCAAGACTTGGGAGAGACGTTCAAAAAGCTGGACTACTGGACTGCCAAAAGCATTGCCGGGGCAATCGGCATTGATCCGCTTACGCTGCAGGCGATGCTAAAGGATACGGGCGAATTCGAGAAATGGTACGCCGAGATGGCGGAGCGCATCGGCAAGTTGTTCGGTGTTAATCTCGACGATGCGTCCGGCGCAGCAAAAGAATTCGCGACCAACCTTCGTATGCTGAAGGCCGAAGCCGAGCTCGCGTTCAATCTTGCACTGTACAAAGTTCTCGACTGGTTGCTCCCACGGCTTGAGGCGCTGGCGAAATGGGTGGAGGACATCCTCTCAGGCAAAAAGCTGTCGGGTGTCGGCGGCGAGTTCCAGAAGATTGCCAAGGACGTAATGTTGCTGCTCGACGCGCTGGGCGAGCTCGCTGGCACGCCGTACATGCAGAATTTCGCCGACAAGATGCTGAGCGCGCTGGATCACGTGATCAAGGGGCTGACCGGATTGGTGAAATTGGTCAACGACGTCGTCAATGGAAATTGGGCGGCGGCTTGGGCTGACGTGAAAGGGATTGTCTGGCAGGGCTCAGGCGTACTTGATGATGTAACCGATGCTGTAGTCGGCTACGGCCAAGACAAGTACAACCGCGACCCTGTCGGTGACCCCCACAATCTGATGCCAGATTGGATGCATGGTAACGCCAACGACAACGAAGTTGGCGGGAGCGGAGGAGGTAGGCGAGGGGGTGGCGGCACAACCAAGGCACAGCAAGCCGAACGCCTGCTCATGGCGTCAGGCTTTTCCGCCCCGGTGGCAAAGGGTATTGCAGCGGTCCTCTGGGCCGAGTCAGGCCTTAACGAGCGTCGCTGGAATGGCGAGGGCAGCGGCGCCTATGGGCTGGCACAGTGGCTGACCAAGAGCCGCGTCGCTGAATTTGCGCGCAAGTTCGGGCATTCCATCTACGGGTCGAGCTTTGAAGAGCAGATCGCGTTCGTGGCGCATGAGTTGCGCACCACGCATTCGGCTGTCGGTGACCGCATCAGGCAAATGACTGACCCCCTAATGGTTGCTGCCCATGTTATCGACCAGTTCGAAGCGCCCGGCCCGGCTGGCGCGCGTGGAGACTTGCGTAGGGCTGGACAGTACCTCGGCGTATCTGGCTCCGGTCGGTCGGCAACCGTCAACCAGACCAACAGCTATTCGATTGCGAGCAACCACGACCCGAAGGCGATCGCGCATGAAATTGCCGCCACGCAGCACGACATCAACCAGCGGCTCGTCGCGAATTTCGGGCTGATTGTGCAGTGACCCCCGGCAAAGGCATCCTCCGCGTCTTCGGCGGCTTCTATGCCGAAGTAACCGTTCGCGAGCAGCATACCGACGACCTGACCATCACGACGCACCCTGTCGAACGTGGAGCGCCAATCTCGGACCACGCCTTCAGGATGCCGGCGCTTCTGACCATCGAGGCCGGGTGGTCGGCGGCTGGCGCCTACGAACAAGCAAACCCCTCAACGGCGGACACCAAGCCAAGGTCCAACTTCCAGAAGCTGACGGACGCCTACAACCGTCTATTGCCGACAGTCGCGGCAATCGGCGGGACCGACGCCGTGACCAAGCTCTCGACCGCCTACAACACCATCGCGCTGGGCAACGCGCTGACCTCGCAGTCGTCGACACAGAACCTGAACGACCTCTACGGCCAGATCGCACCGGTGATCGATGAGTACAGCCCGGCAGCCGCACAGACGCTCGCAGGCATCGTCGCCAACATCGCCTCAACGCAGGACCAGCAAACCGGCACCGAAGACGGCGCCAAACCGCTACGCGACCTCTATGAGAAACTCATCCAGCTTCAGCGCAGCGCCAAGCTTATCTCAGTTGAAACCGGCAAACGCGCGTACGACAACATGCTGATCCGGTCGATCCGAACACAGACCGATCAGTCCTCGGAAAACATCCTGATGATCACCGCGCAGTTGCAGGAGGTTTTGCTCGTGGACACGGTTCAGACGACCATGCCGGCGACCGCCAGACGGGCTGATCCCGCAGCCTCTGGCGGGGTCACGCAGAAGGGCGTGAAGTCGGCCGTCAGCTACTCCGGCCCGATCCCGACGTACGCCTGAGGCGCTTGTGGCAGCTTTCGAAATCCCTCTCACCGCTGAGCCGCAGACGTTCTCGGTCCAGCTGCTTGGCATCGCCTACCAGATGACCGTGCAGTGGCGGAACAATGCCCAAGGCGGCTGGGTGCTCGACATCGCCGACGCCGCTGGAACGCCGATCGTCAGCGGTATCGCGCTCGTCACCGGGACGGACCTTCTTGGCCAGTATGCCTATCTGGGCATCGGCGGCTCGCTGCTTGTGCTGAATAATGCTGGCGGCGATGATGCGCCGACGTTCACCGATCTCGGCACCGATACCCATCTCGTCTTCGTGACCGCCTGACCATGGCCACTCACAACCAGTTCATCCGCAAGGCGAGTCTGTTGATTGGCGACGGAACGACCGCCGTTGACATGTCCAATCTGCACTTCTCGTTCCGGATCAAACAGGCGGAAGTTGGCATCCCGCAGACGGCATCGATCCGGATCTACAACGTCTCGAACGTCACGTTTCAGCAGATTGTCGAGTACACCAAGGTCCAGCTCAGCGCCGGATATCAGCACGGCGCATTCGGGGTCATCTTCAACGGCGAGATCGTCCAGGCAAAGGCGGGCAGGGAAAACGCGGTCGATTCCTACATCGATATCATCGCCGCCGAAGGCTACCGAAGCCATCAGCAACCAATCTTCGTCACGTTGGCCGCCGGATCGACCGTGCTCGACATGGCGAATGCCGCAGCCGCCGCGATGGGCCGCAAGCTGAACAACTTCACGAGCGAAAAGCCTGCGCAGTTGCCGCGCGGTATCACTGCTTATGGTGCAGCGCGGCGTGTGCTGACCGATGCGGCGACCAAGATGGGGGCGATCTGGTACTTTTCGAACGAAGGCATTGACCTCGTCCCGGTCGACAGCCCCAAGAGAAAAGAGTCGGTAGTCTTGAACGGCGGCACCGGCATGATCGGCTGGCCGGAACAGACGCAGGACGGCATCCGCGTGCGCTGCCTGCTCAACCCGAACCTGACGCTTGGTGCGACGATTAAGCTGAACAATGCTTCCATTCAGGCGGCGACATTTGCCACCGCCTATCAAGCCCAAGTCGGGAACTACAACCTGCCCCGCCCCGACCCGGACGGTACCTACCGCATGTACGTGATCGAGCACTCCGGCAACACCAGGGGAAATGACTGGTACAGCGACTTGGTCTGCCTCTCGGTCGATCTCACCAATGCAGGCATGACCGGCATCTTTCAGAGGTACCTGTTCTGATGGACCAGCGGCAACGCCTCGGCGACCCGACAACAGCTATCGCGATGGCAACGCGCGAGCGACAAGCGCAAATGTACACCGCCCTGCCCGGCATTATCCAGTCCTTTGATCCCGCCGCGATGACCTGCGAAGTCCAGCCCTCGATCCAAGGCACGCTGTCCGATCCGAAGACCGGCAAGGCGACGAACGTGAACCTGCCGCTTCTGGTCGACTGTCCCGTGCAGTTTCCCTCTGGCGGCGGCGTCACGCTGACCATGCCGATTGCAGCGGACGACGAATGCCTCATCATCTTTGCCTCGCGCTGCATCGATGCCTGGTGGCAGAATGGCGGCATCCAGCCCCCAATGGTCTACCGCATGCACGACTTGTCGGATGGCTTCGTCATCCCCGGCATCTGGTCGCAGCCGCGTGTGCCGGCCGGCGTCTCGACCAGCAAGGCACAGCTGCGCAGCACCGACGGCGCTACAATTCTCGAGCTCGATCCGCAGGCGCAGCGCATCAACATGGTGGCGCCGGGCGGCGTCTACATCAACGGCATCCACTTCGACGAGCACAAGCACAGCGACGTCCAAGCCGGATCAGGAATCAGCGGAGGCCCGCAATGAGAGTTCGCGCGCTCGACGCCAACGGCGACATGACTTTCGGCCTCAGCGCCGCCAACTTCCTCATCAATTCTGCAGCGGCGGTCGCGCAGTGCATCAATACCCGGCTTGGCCTGATCAAGGGTGAGTGGTTCCTCGACACGACTGAGGGCACCGATTGGGGCGGCAAGATACTCGGCCGTCAGCCCAAGGCGGGGTACGACGCCGAGATCCGCCGCGTCATTCTCGGCACGCCGGGGGTCACGCAAATCACCGCCTATTCCAGCGACCTGACCAATCGCGCGCTGGCGGTGAACGCGACGGTACTGACAGCATACAGCGCACAGTCGCTCGTACTTAGCGCGGCATTTGGCCGGGGGCTGCAGCCGGTTGCACCCGTTACCGGGTTCCCGGTCGGCACCTCACCGTCCCTCGCGTTGCTCGACTTCACTTTCGTGCTCGATGAATCGGTTCTCGGATAAGGGCTACCGCAGACGTGACAACCTATCCGCTTCCAACGCTGGGCGCCCAGGTGGGCCCGGCCGGGATCACTGCGCCCTCTTTCGACGATACCCTGCTGTCGCTTCAGGCGACCTATCAGCAGATCTACGGCGCCGATGCTGTCCTCACTCCCGATACGCAAGACGGTCAGTGGATTGCGGCCATCGCGCAGGCAATTGCCGATGTGAATGCCGGGGCGATCGCGGTCTACAACAGCTTTTCGCCCAGCACCGCACAAGGCGTCGGCCTGTCCTCCGTCGTGAAGATCAATGGCCTTCGCCGCGAGACGCCGTCGAACTCCACTGCGCAGGTTCTGATCACCGGCACGGCAGGGACCGTCATCACGAATGGACAGGTGCAGGATAGCAGCGGCAACGTCTGGAACCTGCCGACCACAGTCACCATTCCGGAAAGCAGCTCGATCACCGTCACAGCGACTGCTGCGCAGCTTGGGGCCATTTCCGCAGCTATCGGGACAATCACGAAAATCCTCAACCCGACGCGCGGCTGGATTTCTGCGACAAACACGTCCGCCGCCTCGCCGGGCGCGCCGGTTGAGAAGGACGCGACCCTGCGCCAGCGTCAGGCCCGGTCGACCAACCTGCCGGCCCGTACGCCGCTTTCAGCCATCCTCGCTGCTGTCCGCAATCTTCCCG